CGTTTGGACGACCCATGCACATTGGCCCCGGAAGGACCCGCAATGCGGCCGGCGCGCGTCGTCGCGGCCGACGATTGCGCGTTGATGATGCAAACCACGCAAGGCATGGCCCATGCCCATTGCAGCGCCTTCTAGCGTGCTGTCGCGAGTGCGCGCTCGAGTGCTGTCTTGAAGTAGCTCGCATAGCGCCTCTGATAGACCTTGCCAACTACGTCAAGCATCGGGAAGCGGGGCTGATACTGCGCTGCCTGATCAATGGCGATGAAGTATGGGAACAGTTGACCCTTACTGCGTCTGTAGATACCAGCAGGGCGGTCGCCCCCTTTAGGGGTGCCAACGAAGAAGCCACCCTGGGGGTTGCTACTCAGGCCCTGCTTAATGCGCTTGAGCGTGGCGAGGCTCACGTTGCCGGATGCATTGAGCTTGACAAGGGAGGTGGGTATGAACTGACTGTTGCGAGGAATCTGCGCTGATTCTGTGATCTGCGCAAGGAACAACCGCTCAAAGCCTTTCTGGCTACGTGCGCCACCTGTGATCTGTGTGCGCAGGTAGCGAGCGCGCTTGGCCTCTGCGCCAACGATCACCTCTAGGTCACGCTTGGTGCTCTTCTCGACGCCGAAGCCCTTCTGGGTGAATGACGTGGGCCGGTCGAAGTATTGGCGTGTGGCACCGGACAGTGACGTGCGCGCATCGAATGCGGTGTCGTTGAGCGCCTTGCTGGTGGCGAATGGCAGCTGCTTGAGCAGCGCAGCCGACCATGCCTCGGCCTTGCCAAGGTCGCTGGTGAGGTCGATGGAGATGCCGCCTGCCATGGGTCAAGGGTAGGCGAAGCCGGTGAGACTGACTTTGTTCCTAGTTCCCACCGTTCCCACCTCCTTAGAAGAGTTTCCCCACGCCCCTGTACCCCCCCTTCTACCCATATTCCATATAGGTCTTTTATATAGGTAGGAACAGTAGGAACATAGGAACAAGGTAGTAGCGGACAGGGTTTCGGTGTTCCCACCTACTCCCCAGCAGGTAGGAACACATGCCTGTCTCACTTTGAGACTCACGAGACTCGACTGTCTCAAAAGTAGACCCATTTGAGAATGCCATCGACTCGGGTCTTCTTTCGTTGGTACCCGAGGTCGCGCAGGATGCTGGCAACCTGCATCTGATCGGACCGGGTCTGACGTTCAACCGGCTTGGCCACGGCTTCGGCCAGGAGCACGTCGGTCGTGATGTCCTTGGACTTGTTATGGGGTGCCAGCAGCCACGCCTCGATGGGTGCGCGCCATGGCGACTCGACCAGGTAGTCCTCGTTCTGCTGGGCCACCATCGCCTCCTGTTCAGCGGTGAGCACGCTTGGCTCGCCGTTGCGGTAGGCGGCTACCGCTGCCGACCAAATAGCGTCGCGCTCCTTGAGCAGCGATGACACGTCGATCGGTTTGGCGAGGGTGCAGGTGACGGGTATGACCCAGAACCTGCGGTTGCCTGTCTCGTCAACTAGCAGGCCGGTGTCGCGGTTGGTTGAGCCGACGATGATGCAGCGGCGCGGGAATGCTTCAGTGGCCTTGCCGTAAGGGATGCGGAACAGGTCGGTTGATTGGCTTAGGAATGCCTTCACCTGACCGGCGTGTTTCTTGCTGGTGATGTGATCCAACTCAGCCCACTCCATAATCCAGCTGCGATGTAGGACCATCAGGTCGTCCTTCGAGCCGATGTCTTTGAGTGCATCGGAGAAGAACTCGCCTCCGATCGCAGCCCAGAAAGATGACTTGCGGGCGCCCTGTTCACCCATGAGGACCGTTGCGTTGTCGTGCTTGGCACCGGGTTCGTAGATGCGGCGCACTGCACCAATGAGGGTGCAGCGGATCATGTGGTCATAGAGGGTGGGATCGGGTGTGTTTGCGTCTTCAGGCCGCAGGTAGGTCGATGCGAGCCGGTCGATGTAGGTGGGCTGTTCGTGCGCGGCTACGTGGTTCAGGTAGTTCTTGATCGGGTCGTAGGGGTTCGCTTTGGCGATCTTGACCAGGCAGTCGAGCGCGGTCTCTTTTGAGATCTTGCCGCCGCGTTCTGCGATCTCGAGATAGAAATGCTCAGCGCCTTCTAGGACTTTGCCGTTGCGTTCGATCTGTTGTGTGAAGATGTTGTATCGAAGGTTGCCGGCGTCCCGTAGTTGCTGCAGCAGCTCGTTCGCCTCCATGCGCTTGAGCGGCTGCGGGTCGATGGGTGTGATGGCCGTGGGCGGGTGATCGGCAATGACCTGCGGGATAGTGCGCGGCGGGCGCCAGCCCTGTTCACGAGCGAAATACCAAAACGTGCCGGCGGTGACTGATGCGCAGTTGCTGCGGGCCACCTGCTGGGCTTCGGCAAAGTCTGGGCTGTGCCGCTGGATCATGGCGACGGCCTGATCAGCGGTGCTGCCGGCTTCCTCGCATGCGGCGATGAGGCCCCATAGCAGATTGCGGAAGAAGGGGTATTGGCCGGACTTGGGGACCGCTGCCGGAATGCAGTCGAGGGCCTGCTGGATGTCTGAGAGGGTGCGGGGTGTGTGGTCGGTGTATTGCTTGGCGCTTATCAGGCGGGTGTGTGTTTGTTCATCTGGCAGGCAGGCATTGAGTTCGTCTGTGGTGTAGGTGAGATCTGATTGATGGATGATGGCCACCTGCTGACCTGGGTGACCGTCTGGGCCGATGTGATACGTGCCAGGCAGGCGCATGACCCGCGAGGGGTTTTTGAGCGTGCGATCTGCATCGGCGTGCTCAAGGAGGCGCTTCTGCATCGAGCGCCACTGATCGGGCGCGATCGGATCAGCGAGCACCCAGTAGGTGTGAATCGACTTGCCGCCGGTGTCAACCTGCAGCGATGGCTCTGGGAGCTGCAGATCCTGCCATGCGGTCACCTGCCAATCTTTGGGGCGGTTGTCCCATTCACAGAAGATGGCGCGGCAAACGGTGATCTCTGAGTCGGTGTCACCGCCGTCGTTGATGACGACGTAGACGCCGCGGCCCTCGGCCTGCCATTCATCGATGATGGCGGCTGATGGCGGTGCTTTGCGACCTGAGTCACCAGCCTTGAACTGGTGGCCAGAGGGATAGAAAGCGCGGAGTCTGGTGGCTTCTTTGGTCTTGCCGAGGATCTTCAGGAACTGACGAGCGGCGCTGAAGTCAACAGGTTTTGGTAGTCTTGCCATGCTTGCAGGTAAGGGCTGTGGGCCAGGGCCGGGGTGTGTCGAGCACCGCCGGCCTGTTTATTGGCTGACGGATTGGATGATGGCGTGCGCGTCTGACACGGATCGCGCGACGCCGGCGAGGCCACCGGCATCGTTCACGGTAGAGAGCCAGGCTGACTGTTCAGGCCTGACCCGCCCGGTGGGTGTCTTGACCTCGATGGACGTGAACACGGCCAGCCGCATGCCGATGTGTTCTGGGCCAATGGTGACGGTACGCCAACCGATGAGGTCTGCTGAGCCACGGGCGAGGCCAAAGGTGACAAGCCGACCGGTGCGTGGGTCGGGCAGGCTGCCGACCTGATTGCGAAAAATGCGCAGGTCAGAGCGGGAGCCGAGCGCTAGGCGGATCTGCTGTTGAAGGGTTGTTTCGGCGTTGGCCACGCGCGCGCAGCACATGATGGGCCCACGCTACGGGGTTCTGCATGTTGCGGGCATGACCGATGGCGATGAGCTGTTGGAGGGTCTGGGCTTTGCCTTGCTCACGGCGTCGGAGTTGCACGTCGATGCGCTTGAGTTCCTTTAGCTCGCCGTCGATCTGCTGCATCGGTCGCTGCTTAGGTGCGGGCTGCTCGTGGCCGCAGCATGGGCAGATCGGCGCCGGCCTGAACGATGCAAAGCACTGCGGGCACGTCCGCACCGATGGCGCTGCCTGTATGCCACCTGCGCGGCGTGCGCCGTGCTCGAGCGTCCACTGGCGGATGTCATCGGGGAAGCCGTGACGGGTGACGTTGCCGACGTGATCAAGGATGATCGCGGCGTCTTTACCTGGTGCTGGCCGCAGCACCCGACCGACCTGCTGCAGGTACAGGCCAAGGCTGGCGGTGGGCCTGAGCAGGATGGCGCAGCCGGCGGCGGGGATGTCGAACCCTTCGGAGACCACGTCAACGGTCACCAGCACGCGGATCGTGCCAGCGGCGAACGCGGCGACCACGGCATCACGATCGGCGGTGTTGCCGAGCAGGCTGGCGGCATTGATGCCAGCAGTCTTAAACGCGTCTCGGACTGAGACAGCGTGGGCGATGTTGCAGCAGAACGCGATCGCCTGCTGTGCCGCCGCAAGGCGTTGGTAGTGATGGATCGCATCGCCGGTGACGGTTGGCCGGGTCATGGCGGCCGCGGCCTGGTTGTTGGCGTAGTCGCCGGCCCTCATGCGCAGGCCGGTGAGATCGGCCACCATCGGCGGCGCAAAGATCCGCGCGGGTGACAGGTAGCCAGCCGATGTGAGCATCTGAACTGATGGCCCCTCGACTAGCGCGTCGAAGGTGTCGCGCAGGCCGCGGCCATCAAGGCGGCAGGGTGTGGCGGTGACGCCTAGGCGCAGCGCACCGGGCCAGTGGTTCAGGATCTGCGACCACGAACCGGCGGCGGCGTGATGGGCCTCGTCGATGATGATCAGGCACGGTTGCCAGTCGATTGTGTCGAGCCGGCGGATGAGCGTCTGCACGGATGCGACCTGCACCGGTGCATCTGCACGCTGCACACCTGCCGCGATGATGCCGTGCTCGACGCCGGCGGCGGTGAGTTTGCTGCTGGCCTGATGGATCAGTTCACGGCGATGCACAAGGATCAGCACCTTGCGGCCGCGTTCGGTGGCGCTGGAGGTGATGGCGGCCAGGATGACGGTCTTGCCTGCACCGGTGGGAGCGACCAGCAGCGGCGCGCGTGCGCCTGAGCGGTAGGCATTGCGCAGATCGTCGATCGCGCGGTGTTGGTAAGGGCGGAGATTGGTCACAGCAGCGCTGCCTGCGTAATGGCCTCGCAATCGTTCAGGTTTTTGACTGCGCAGTTGAAGTAGCTGGGCTTCAGCTCGAAGCCAACGAACCGGCGACCCATCTGCAGGCTGACATAGCCCTCGCTGCCGATACCGGCAAACGGGCTAAGCACCAGATCGCCTGGGTTGCTCCACAGCTGCAGACCACGGCGGATCACCTCAAGCTGCAGCGGGCAGATGTGGCGCTCGTCGTCATTGGCGCGAGCGCTGCGGTATTGCAGGGTGTCGGATGGGTTGATGTCCATCCACACCGGGCTGGCGTAGCGCTGCCAGATGTTGATGCTGTCTTTGATGGCGTCACCAGTCTTAGCTGGTGGGTTCTCGCCGGCAAACTCAGTGAACGGGCCAGCGCATGGCTCGGGGTTGTCGCCCAGTTTGCGCACCGTGACCAGGTAGTCGGGGATGCCTTGACGGCTCAGAGCTGAGTCCTTGCGGATCTGCTTGTGCAGCAGCCCGATCGCCTTGGTGCGCTGCATGGCGGTGACGGGATCCTTCCAAATGCAGACCTCTGAGTGAAAGACGAATCCTGCCGCCTGAAAGATGCGCAGCATGTCGCCGCGAAAGTCCTTCACGCCGATGAAGCCGTCGCGCTCTTTGCTGCTGGGCAGATTCATGCAGTGGAAGCTGATCAACCGGCCTGGCATCAGCACGCGATGCAGCTCCTTGGCCAAGTAGACGAAGTGATCGAAAAACTCCTGATCGTTACGGCTGTTGCCCATGTCCCGGTCGCTGTTCGAGTAGGTGTAAAGCGACGCGAACGGCGGACTGAAAATGCTGTAGTGAATGCTGTCTGAGTCAAGTTGCTTAATGCTCTCAACGCAGTCGCCCATGTACATGTCCCAGTTGTCGCCGGACTTGTGCTCAGTGATGTGTGGCGCCACTTGGCGCTGGATCTTTTTCAGTTGTTCCATGGTGGTTTGCTTCATGATGGTGACCATTGATTCAGCCATTGCGATGCTGTCCGCTTCTTTGCGGCGGATGTTGTCGATCACGCGGCCTTCGGCCACGTCGTAGATGATGTGCGCGTTGACCGGGTGCTGCTGCCCGAATCGCCAGCACCGGCGGATGGCTTGATAGAACGCCTCGTAGCTGTGCGACAGTCCAACAAAGGCGACGTTGTGGCAGCCTTGAAAGTTGAGTCCGAATCCGAAGATGCTGGGCTTGCTGACCAGCACGCGGATCTTGCCATCTTGAAAGTCGATGGCGGACTGTTGCTTGTGATCGTCACTGTCGCTGCCTGACACCTCCACCGCGCCATCAACCGCGGCAGTAAGCGCTTTGGATTCGTCGTTGAGATCACACCAGATCAGCCATTGCTCGGTGCTGTTGTTGGCCAGGGCTGCGGCTGCATTAACGCGCATCTGCAGCGATGCTTTGCGTACATGTCGCTGATCGCTCAGGGTGCGGGCTTCCATGGCAAACAGCGCCATCTGGCCGGCGTCGTCAGCCATCGCCTCGCGTGGTGTCTCGACCGTGCAGTCTTGAATGGATAGCTCGGGCAGGATGAAGCTGCCGTCGTCGTAGCCCAGATCTGATGGCTTGCGAATGGTGACGGCCCAGCTGCAGACCCACTCCCAGAACTTCGACTGAGCGTGACCCTTGAGGCGCCATTTGCTGGTATCGCCGCCGTCGTGGACAAAGAACATCGCCAGCATCTCGGTCCTGGTCATCACGCCGATGAACTCGGCATGGTTGCCCAGCTCCATGTGATCGTTCGGCGCCGGTGTTGCTGAACAGGCCAGCCGGAATGGCGTCTGGCTGAATGACTCGATGATCTGGCTGCGGATCTTGCCGGTGTACGCCTTAAGGATGCTGCTCTCATCGAGCACCACGCCATCGAAGGCGGCCGGGTCGAAGTGGCCAAGCTTCTCGTAGTTGGTAATCGTGATGCCGGGCTTGACCTCGCCCTGGGTTGCAGCGAACACGCATGGGATGCCGAACTTGCTGCCCTCTCGGACGGTCTGGTGTGCGACTGCCAGGGGGGCCAGGACAAGGACGTTGCCTTTGGTGTGACGGCAAACCTGGGATGCCCATTCCAGCTGCATGGCGGTTTTGCCCATGCCGCAATCGGCCCAGATGCAGAACCTGCCAACGCGGCAGGCCATGGTCACGATGTCACGCTGAAACGGGAACAGCGGCGCCGTGAACCGCTGCGGGTCAAACCCAACTGCAGGGCAGGCGGTGGACTTTGAGGCTAGGAAGTCTGAGTAGGTCATAGGTTGCATCTGGCAGCAACACCCTATAGGATGGCGCAAGTCTCTGCAACCCATGGAGAACGCCGACTACCACGCCCACCCCGCCATCTCAAAATCTCATCTGGATCTCATCGCCCGCAGCCCGCTGCACTACTGGGCGCGCTACATCGACCCGAACCGGGTGCCGACTGAGCCAACTGATGCGATGCGGCTCGGGACCGCTGTTCACACGCTGACGCTTGAGGCTGATCAGTTTGAGAATCGTTACATCACCACGCCGGTGGTTGATCGCCGGACCAAGGAAGGCAAAGCCCGCTGGCTTGAGTTCGAAGCTGAAGCCGGTGGCCGCGAGCTGATCGACGCCGACGACCGCGCCACCATCAGCCGCATGGCCGAATCGGTGTGGCGCCACCCGGCCGCGGCGATGCTGCTGCATTGGCAAGGCAAGGCCGAGACAACGCATATGTGGACCGATCCGACCACTGGCGCCGAATGCAAGTGCCGGCCGGACTGGCTGACCAATGACGGCAACCTGATCATCGACCTGAAGACAACCGAGGATGCCAGCCCGAGCGGCTTCCAGCGGAGCGTGGCGAATTATCGCTACCACTGTCAGGCCAGCTGGTACCTCGACGGGGTTGAGGCGGCCACCGGTCACCGGCCCGCTCAGTTCATCTTCATCTGTGTGGAGAAGAAGCCGCCCTATGCCGTGGCCGTCTACGCCGCCGATGCGGAGATGATCCAGATCGGCGCCGAGACCGCTGCACGGGACCTGGCCCGGCTGGTCGAATGCAAGACCAACAACACTTGGCCCGGATACAGCGACCAGATCGAACCGCTCAGCCTGCCCGCATGGATGCGGCCGCGGGCTGATGGTTCACTGCCTAACCCACCTGAGATCGAGACCTACTGATGGAATCCACAGCAATCACCACCACGACCACCGGCTCCGTCTTCTCGGGGATTCAGGCGTTCGAGGACGCCCAGCGGATCGCCAAGGCCTTGGCCAGCAGCACGCTGATCCCGCCGCAGTTCCAGGGACAGCAGGGCTTCGCCAACTGCTTGGTTGCGCTTGAGATCGCCAATCGGATGGGCATCAGCCCGTTCTTGGCGATGCAGCACCTGCATGTGATCCACGGCCGCCCGTCGTGGAGCAGCAGTTTCATCATCGCGATGGTCAATGGCTGCGGCCGGTTCAGCCCATTGCGGTTTGAGCTAAGCGGCGAAGGCGAGAGCCTTGCGTGTTATGCCGTCGCGATCGACCTTGCCAGCCAGCAGGAGCTGAAGGGGCCGACGATCACGATGGCCATGGCCAAGAAAGAGGGTTGGGCCACGAAGTCGGGCAGCAAATGGCAGACAATGCCGGAGCTGATGATCCGCTACAGGGCCGCGGCATTCTGGGGCAGGCTGTACGCCAGCGACATGTTGCTTGGGATGCAGAGCCAGGAGGAAGTTGTGGACATCGAGCCGGTCAAGGTCACAGCGGCCGATACCACGCTCGACGACCTGAACGCCAAGATCGCGGCCGACCCTGAGCCCGAACCCGTGGAGATTGTGACCGATGACCTCTTCTGATTATCTGACCGCGCCGCAGCTGGCGCAGCGGTGGGGGTTGCACCCTGACACGCTGATGCGCTGGCGCAAGGCGGGCAAGGGCCCCGCCTATTTCAGGACGCCCGGTTTCGTGCTCTACCCATTGGCCGAGGTTGAGCAATACGAGAAGGCCAACACCATCACCCACGATTCACAATGACCTTCAAAGCAAACGGCGCACTGTTCAGAAACACCGAGCAAAAGTTGCGCGAGCGGCTGCGCGACCGGTACGACGCCAGCAAGAACTACCCGATGTACGACGGCGTGGTGAGCGTGCCGGCTGATCAGGCGTATGCGATGGCCAACTACCTAATGAACGCCACGCCGAACGATCGGGGCAACATCCCGATGCGGATCAGCGGATGGCGCAAGGAGCCGGCCAGCGGCGGTGACGCGTATGTGTCGATGGCGATTGAGCCTGACTACAAGACGCAGAAAGCGATCGAGGAGGCGGGCGCCACTGCCGAGGCCGCGGCCACAAGCCTGGCCAAGGCGACCGGCGGCACGGTGATTCAGGACGACGTGTTCTGATTCATGATCATCAGTTCCAGGCGCGCGATCTCATGGACCGCCGCCTGGAGCATTTCCTGCTGCCGGAAGGTTTGCCGCAGCAGCTGCGCCGCGAGTTGGCCGACGTTGCCCTGTTCGGCCAAGCCGCGGCAGTTGGCCTCGAGTTTGAACAGCTTCTCTGGTGGGATGTCTACCGCCATCCATTTGCCGAAATCCATCTAGCCGGGGCGTAGTTGCCCCATCGTGCCAATGAATTGTCCGAAGTGCTGTAGCAGTGATCTCCGCGTGAAGCACACGAACAACAAACTGCCGAGCCAGGTGGTGCGCTATCGGTTGTGCAAAGCGTGCGGGTTCAAGTGGTTCACGGTCGAGACGCGTGTGCCGGACTACACGGTGGGATGGGCTGCGTCGATGCAGTCAAAGCCGGTGCTGCGTGTGCCGGTGACGGTGACGCTGCAGCACGTCGAGGAGGCGGACATGCGGCAGATCCTGCGAGTCACCGGCGGCATGAACAAATGTGACAAGGCCGCTTGATTCGCTGCTACCGGTGGCGTATTGTGGCGAAGTCCACCCGACACCGACCCATGCTCACCGCCACTGCCCTGGTGATCTGGAAGCTGTTCCTGCCGCTGCTGGTGCTGGTCGCTTTGATCGACTGGCTGACCGCTTCCACCGATCGCCGTGTTCGCGTGCTGGCCCATGCCGGCCGCAGCCAGCGCCAGATCGCTGACTCGCTTCACATCACCCGCTACCGCGTCCGCAAGGCGCTCGCATCATGATCAACCGCATCGCCGCCGCTGTTCTGCTGCTGATGGTCTATGTGGCCGGTCTCGACACCGGCCGCACCGACGCCGTGAAAGCGCACCACAACCATCCCGCCTGCCATCAGAACCTGAAGCCATGACCACCATGCGCCGCTTCTACTTCCAGATCCGCAGCGCCAACGTGATCGAGGCCATCACGGCGCACAGCCTGACCGAAGCGCAGCAGATCGCTGCCGAAACAGGCTGGCTGCCGTGGTGGTCCGAGATCGAATGGCTCAACCCGCAAACTGTGACCGACCCAGCGCTGCACCAATGAATACCTACCGCGTGATCCTTGAGACCGATCAGGTCGAGCTGTTGGCGCCGAACGCTGCCACCGCTGTTCTCAGCGCGATGGAGCTGTACCCAGACCAGCAGCTGCTGAACGTCGAGCTGGAGCCCGAATGGGCTGACGATGACCACCCATCACTGACCGCCGCTGAGCGGAACCCGAGCCTGCGATGACCGATCACATCCGCGCCAAGCTTGAGGCCTTGATCAGCGACTCGGGCATGTTCAATGCCGGCCAGCTTGAGGAGCGCCGCCGGTTGCAGTTGTTGATTACCGCAAGGATCGACGAGCTGCGCGGCGCCGGTAGCGTGCCGCATGTCAGCGCCGTGTGCGCTGAACTGCTCAGAATCCGCCAAGCATTGGAACCATGCTGAACCGCGTCCGACTCGACCAGCAACGCGCCGAAATGCTCGATTCGTTGTATCAGGCCAGTGGCCGCACCTGCGGCACCTACACCGGCCTGTGGCAGGAGTTCTGCCAAGACATCGCCACCAACTTCAGGGACACCGACTACGCCGACCTTCACGCTGCGTGCGTGATCGCGATCGACCACACCGAGAGCCATCTGGCTGAAAAGCACGCGCAGCAGTGCATCGCCGTCTGCCGACGGTTCTTGCTCAGGGAGAAGTGGTTGTGACCGACCGCAAACCCAACGGCAAGGGCCGCAACTTCACGGTCAACATCAGGATGAGCCGCGAGGAGATCGAGGCCGCGCGGAAGCTGGGCGATGGCAACATCAGCATGGGCTTCAGGCAGGCGATCCGGTACGCGTGCTGGAAGGAGATGCGGCCCATCAAGCTGAGCACCATGCTGCGCTCAGCGTCGGTGATGGCGGCCGCGCTTGAGGATGGCAACCATGAGTGACCACTACCGCCACGGCGAGATCGAGTGCATCGACGCCATCCAGGCCGCGCTGACACCGGAGGAGTTCCGGGGGTTCTGCAAGGGCAACGTGATGAAGTACGTCTGGCGCGAGCAGCACAAAGACCCGGAATCGTTAAGAAAGGCCGCCTGGTATGTCGCCAGACTCCTTGGCACCATGGAGTCATGAAGCAGACACACCTGAACTGGCTCGAGCGGTGGGCGCTGCGGTTGCTGCATCACAGCCCGCGCGTCAGCCTGCTAATTCTGAAACCAGTTGACACGACGCTGATCAGTTGGTCGGCGCGGCCTGATGACGAGATCGCCACCGCCATCATTGATGACCTGCTGTGCCTGCCTGAGACCAGCGACGACGAGCCGGCGAGCATGTTGCTCGAGCGGTTGTATCACGCGCCAAGTTACGGCGAACGCGAATGATCAGCCTGCACGCCGGCCGCCTGCTGCTGGTGTGCAGCTGCTCCTCTCGCAACTGGTGGGCCCATGTTGTACTGGGTCCGCGGCCTGAGTTGCAGATCAAAGCCGATACCGGCACGGTTCACCTGCCTGATGCGTTGATCCGCGCGCAATCGGTCTACAAGATGGCAGTGGCATCTATGCGGCCCGTTGATGCGCCGCGGATGTGCTGGGATTGTCTTCAGTGGGATATGCGCCGGCAGCGTTGCGATCTGGGGCTGCCAGAATCGAAGCGAAGCGGCGGCCGCTATGCGCCCCGGTGCGAGATGTTCCAGCCATGTCGCGCGAATGGGTAACGGCCACGCGTGAACCGTGGTGCCCGCTGATTAAGCAGTGCCTCGACGGCATTGACCGTCACAACAGTCTGTGGTTCACGACAGGTGACGCGTGGCACCTGCATCGAGCTGAGTACCTACGGCAGTATGTGGTCGAGCTGAAGGACTGGATCCATCGCCATGAGCGCGCCGGAAGTGCTGAGCCGTACTGATCGCGACGGCGGTTGGATCGAGACGCTGCAACCTGAAGGTGGCGGCGAGCTGTACTACCGCAGCTGCGCGCACGGCATGTGCCGCTACTCGAGCGACCTGTGGCAGGCTGAGATGTATCTCGACCACCTGCTAGCCCGATGACGCTGCCCGAGATTGCTTACCTGGCCGTGATGTATTGGCTGATTTGCGCGCTGGTCATTCTGCTGTTGAGTCGGATGCTTCCGTGATCCACCGGGCCACGGCCCACTCGCCTAGCTCGGTGTAGAAGTCTTGCTGACGGTACCAGTCGAGCCATGGCTTGTGGCCCTTGCGGCTGTTGCAGCTCAGGCAGCAGGCGACCAGGTTGGCACGCACCGTCAGGCCGCCGTGCACCTTGGGCACTACATGGTCGAGCGTTGGCGATCGGCCCAGGTCATCGCCGCAGTAAGCACAGCGATAGGACCATGCGAGCAGCACCTGATCGCGCGCCGAGCGACGGGTGACCAGGCGGGTTCCGTCAATATGCGCCTTGTCCACTGAGATTCGGCGGCAGGGGCATTGCCTGAACCTCAAGGCTCAGGATGTCGTCGTCGTCGTGGATGTGCTCAGCGATCCGGCTGTAGACATCAGCCGGCAGGTCCTCCGGGTCAGCGTCGGAGCGGATCACGACGGTGGCGGAGACTTCGACGATGAAGGCCCGCATTGGATCGCCGCCGCTTGCCCTAACGGTAGCGGGCGCGACTGGATCGCCTGGTGTGTGACGGATTGTGAACGGGCCGCCCTGATCGCACACTATGCGCTGCCTGTGGTGTATTGTTAGTTCATCAACGCACCGGACCGATGCTCGCCACCTTCACCGCCAAGCTCGCCACCCTCTCCACCGCTGACCTGCTTGAGCTGATCCGCCAGCTGATCGCTGATGAAGTGTTCAACGCCTGCTTTGACGCCGCCCTCGACGAAGCCTGCAACCGCGACGCCGACCTGGCATTCACGATCGAGGCCATGATGGCCTGATCCGCCGGCCACGCCTCCCACCCATGACCTACATCATCCACACCGGCCCGTGGCACATCGGGCCATTCCCGACCCACATCGCGGCGCAGCACTTTGCCGAGAGCCACGGCATCGACGACTACCGCATGATCCCGCTTGACGATCCAGCCGAAGCGCCGGGCCGGATCGCGCGGTTCAATACTCCCAGCGCGCCTTAGGTTTGCCCTTGCGGATGCCGAGGTGAACAAATCCCTTCGGCGCGCCGTAGCCGACGCTATAGGGCCAGTTCTTATCGCACCAGTCCTGGACCGCGTAGATGTCCGCGCCATGCACGAAGAAGTCCACAGCACCCACGCCGGGCGCGTCGTACAGGTGCTCGCTACCTGACGCCCCGCCCACCTGCCGGTTGATGGCCGGCGGCCTGAATCCCGATGTGATTACGATCGGCTTACCACCGAACGCGCCACGCACCCGCTCAAGGAACGCGGCCAGCTCGGCGGCTGTGTCGATCTGGTGCTGGTGGTCAAACCTGCGGGCCTCTTGGTCAAGGGCAAACTCGCCTAGCCGTATGTGGGGCGTGATGTGCGCTGAGAACGGGCTGCTAGGGCTCAGCTTGGCGGTCTGTGACTCAATGCCCCATAGCCTGCCTTCCGCTTGCCTGCGGCGCAGCAGGCCAGCTTCTACGGCCGTTCCAGGGTTGCGGTAGAGCAGCAGCGCCTCAGGCACCTTGGCCCACTCCTTCGCCTTCAGCCGCTTGCTGATGGTCTCGAACCCGGCGGTGCCGTAGAAGCCCGAGCCCAGGTTGTAGGCGAACGAGATCAGCGCGCACTTCTGCTGGTCGCTCATCGCTACCCAGAACGGCACGGTCGCGCGCAGCTTCTCGGCGATGCGATCGACCTCGCTGCGCAGCAGCATGTCGGCCTCGACCCGGTTGATCTTGTCGCCTTTCTGCACCTTGCGGCCGTCGCTGTAGCGCGTGGTGCCCCAGCCGATGGTCCACGGGTCGCCGCCGCTTAGCGGGTCGGGGTAAGCCTCAAGGTGACAGCCCTCAAACTGCTGGATCAACTGCAGCGCTGCGCCCAGGTCAGCCTGCTTGCCGTCTTGGCTCCATGTCTGGAACCACGATTGGTCTCTATTGAACAAATCCGGTGCAACCTTTAACAGCTCCGCTTCCAATTCAACGATCGCCGCCATTTGATGCGGCAGCCCTTTCCAGTAGCGGAACAGGTCGCTTGGTTTGATCGGTGCTTTAGCCACGCTTGGGAAACATCAGGCGTAGTGCCTGCAGCAGCAGTTGGATCCAGCTGTTCGACTTGAGCGGGGTCAGCGCGATGATCTCGCTACCAGCGGCGAGGATGATGGCGATGACGGCGACGGTTTGCGCGTCCATGGTCAGCGGTGGGGGCGTGCTTCAAGGGTAGCCACGCGCTGCTCGACGCCATTCAGCCGCTTGAAGGTTTCCTGTCGATCCGCGCGGATGTCACCGTGGAGCACCTCGAGCTGGGTGGCAATGTGCTCGACAGCCGCAGTCAAACGGATCACGGCATCACGTGCTTCATCATTGCGACGGCTGAAACCCATCGCACCCATTGCAGCCACGCTGATGGATGCCCCAGCAACAGCAGCGATCAGCTCGATCATGCACCTAGGTTAGCGCCCCTGCCCGCGGCGGGGCTTCTTGCCGCGTCGCCGTGGCCGGCTGTTCTGGCCGTGGCCGATGCTGGTGGTCTTGGGTGGCCCGGGTTGGTGGTCGATCCGGGCGGCGCCGGTCTTGGCTTTAACGGCCATTAGAAGCCGCTGCTGGTGCTGTTGGCCGCAAACGACACTGTGTGGTCTGCCACCGGCTGCGGCGCATAAGGATCAGCAGGCCACACGGGGTAATCAGCGCCGGTAATGTAAGCAGCCAGCGCGTCGGTGTCCAGAGTGTCGCGGATGGCGGTCACCTTCACGCCAGTAGCCAGGCGGATGTCCTCGCGCCAGGTCTTAAGCAGCGGGTCAGCAGCTTTGCCGTTGTCAGCCTCCCGGATGATGATCCAGTCCGTAGGGGCCAACAGCGTGTTCGCGGTAGTGCGTGTCTGCTGCACCCACTGCTCAACCAGTTGCGTGTGGTCTTTCGGCAGACCAGGCCCCCAGTAGAACCGCTGATCGTATGGCGCGGGGTCGGGCACCTCCGTGATGCCAATCGCCTTGCGCTCCTGCGGGCTGCTCAGCCTCAGCCAGTTGGCGGGGTACTGAATGCCAGCGTGCTTAAAAGGCACGTCCAGAGCCAGGGGTTTGCCGTCGAGGAGGAACATAGGTCTAGGTCCGTGGTTGCAGTCTAGGGGTGGTACAAGTCTTGTTCACTTGTGGGGTCAGCGGGCGCGGGCGTATTGGAAGGGCGATTCGGCCCAAGCTGCCCAAATGTACGTCTGACTAGAGGAATTGAATCCGCTTCCAGAAGTTTTAATTTTGAAACCGTTTGACAAGAAATCAAGAGCAGAAGCAGTTCCTTCGGCTCCGGATGTATTCGCAAATATCTCTGCTTTTGCAATGTTGTATGTATCTCTTGCCGTGTCGTACATTTCCCAATACTCAGCAAAGCTGGAAGATTTAACGAGTAAAAACCTCGGCCTAAACCCGGTATACACAAAGGGACCGTCAGTCGAACTTCCGTTGCCGGTGTAGCTGCCGAAAGAAGAGTACCCGACTACTGGGCTGAATACATACGCCACATAAGACTGACCGTTGCCATTGATCTCGTTTCCGGTGCCGCTCGCGTTGACCGTGAAAACCGTGCTGGTTGGATTTGTGCTACCAAAGTGACCCAGCGTACTAGCAGCATTTGTAGCGTTTAGCTGCAACACTTTTGTTGCTCCAGCAGCTTTGCTGTAGACCTCCCAGTCAGAGCTGCCGCCACGCCATTTGGCGATAATCAGTTCAGGTGCAACACCTAAGCCGTGGCCAACGGTTTTGTTTGTGCCACCGTCCCCTGTCCACGTGACAACTGAGAACCCCGCCGTCGCATTGGCCCTGACACTAGAAGTGATGGAGCCTTGTGTGTTCGTGACGGTGGAGCTTCCGGCGTCCCAGCACCAGGCGGCGTACGTGGCTGAACTGGTGTTGAGTTTGGCAAGACTGCCTATGGTGAAGGTGTTGGTGCCGAACGCTGTCAGACCAGTGCTTTGCGTTGTTTCTGCAGCGGTACTGTTGCTAGCAAGATCCTTTTGAACATCACGCACCGCGTCGTAGAGCGCATGATCAGTTGCCCCGGACCGACCTTTGATCCACACGAGGTCGGGCGTAAAAGCAATGCTGGTTGGTGTGCTGCTGGCGTAAGGAAGCGTCAGGCTTGACCCAGTGCCGGTGTAAAGCACCACATCCATCACCGTATTAGGCTTTGTGACTAATGGCGCGGGCAGGTTTGCCGTGCAGAGCGCCTTGAAGCCGCTGGGGGCCGTGTAGGCGAAGGGGCGTTGGCCGAAGTTTACTGTCGCATTTACGTTGTAGAGGGCAACAGTAGGGAAATAAGTACCAGCGGGGATGCTGGAATAAGCAGTACCTTGACTTGAACCATTGCGGTAAAACGTTAGCGTCCCGGCGTTAGCATCAAAAGCAACACCGACAACAACACCGTTCGAAATAACGCTGCCGTAATTGGCCGACGAGTTATTGTTGTACTTTAATGAACCACCGCCGCCATCGTTATACCAGCCATAGCTGTTTGCATCTGTGCCGGGAATTGACGACAGAGAGAGAGAAGAAGTAGCAATGCCAGCCGTCAACGCAGTGCTGCCGGTCAACGCCGAATCAAGAGTTACTTCCCAATACCACTTCCCAGATGTGATGGCGATTGTGCCTCTGCTTGTCCGATGACTTGCGGCACCATTTGAGGCGTAAAGGTTGCCGTTCTGGAGGGTGAGGCTGCTGTTTGAATCCAGCGGATTCAACGTGCAGTAATTCCCCCTAACCTCACCCCCCACGCCCGTATCCGTCTGCGACCCATTAGTGGGAACGTCTACGAGGCTGTCGTTGCCTGCACCAGCGGTGACGGACAGGTTGTTCGGGGTCCAGTTCAAGCCGTTGCCCGACGTGTCTTTGCCCAAGGCGGCTGCCGTGGCTGCGCTGTTGTCCGCAAACTCCAAATGCCAACCTTGCGAGCCGTATGATCCCGAGAACGCCTTCGGGATGAGCTGGCCGGTGGTGGCGTCGGTTTCGGTGAAGCTGCTGGGGGTCAGCGCTTGGCCGTCGATGAAGTGGATGTCGGCTAGGTAGCCGTTGAAATAAAGGCTAAAACCATCAACGTTGCCAATTACGTGCACGTTTGTATTATTGACAAGCAGTAGTGCGTCTTGATTGGGGTACGTTTCCGTGCTAAACGCTGATACTTGAACACCATTGATATATAGTTTAGCTCTGTTTGCGGGTGTCGATTGCGTTGTGTCCAGCGCGAATACGACATGGGCCCATGCAGATGGATCCCTAAATACTTGCGTCGTCCTCAGTTGAAGCTGATATGCACTAGAAGAGTAGTTGTAGACTTCCAGTACATCTGAGTCAAAACGCAATACAAATCCGTTACCTCCAGCATTAAATATCGTTGGACTGCTTCCCAGCGCACTCCTCTTCACCCACCCCGCCCAGGTCCAGGTCTTGCGGTTGCCCGCAGATGCGGGGGTGCGGCTGAGGTACGCCGAGTCGGGTGAGTTGAAGCGCAGGCTCCTAGAGATACCCCCTGCGGCAACCTGACCGGATGCGCCGATCAGCATGTTCTCGTGAAAGACTGACATCAGGCGAAGGCTTTGGTAAGTACAGCGTGGATGCTGCCGCTTGCGCGGACGATGTAATCAATCCGGTCCACGGCATTGGCTGCTGTGCTGAGCGTTGGCGCAGCACCGCCCGCAAACTCCCAATCCGACGAATACGACAGCGTCCGGCTGCCGGTGCCGTCCTGCGTCACGAACAGCGACCCAGACTGCCCGGCCACCTGGTTGGTCGGGTTGCCCAGTGTGCGGTTGCCGCCGAGCGTGACCGAGAAGTTGTTGCTATCGGCAAAATCAACCGCAATGGTGGCCGCATCGGTCAGCGCCGTTACCTCAGCGCGTTGGCCTGCAGTAAAGGTCTGGGCCACGTCCGTCTTGGCCGTGTCGGCGTCGTAGCCCTGCACGCTGACGCCGATGTCGGCGGAGTCAAGGAATGCCAGCTCAGTGAGCGCACCGCCCTCGATCACATAAACCTTGTTCTGGTCTGTGGCGTAGCAGATCTCGCCTTCCAGCAGGTCAGCGATGCTGCTGTTCAGGTTGCTGTAAGTGCCGCGAGCGATGCGGACCGGCGTGCGTGTTGCAGGTGTTGGCATTAGGTAAAGTCTCCGCCGTCAAAGGTTGCCGCCGTGGATACTGTTGACGATCCATTGGCGAAGTTTCCACCATCTACGATAATCGCGCCAGTGTCGGAGGCCCAGCTCAATGTGCCGCTGCCGTTTGTGCTGAGTAGCTGGCCACTTGTGCCATCAGCAGCTGGAAGCGTCCACGTGACATTTGCCGCGATTGTGGCCGGAGCTTGAAATGCAACCCAATTGCCGCCGTGGCCTGTCGCCTCACCAAACCGCAGATCAGACTGATTGTCGAGCAGCACATCACCAGTGATGGTCCCGCCAGTTTTAGGCAGCGCTGCATTGGCTAGGTCGTAGGCGCTCTTGACTGCGTTAGGCGTGGCTGCCTTGGTGGTGCTTGTGCTGCTGGTTGAGTCCTCAAGCTGAACGGCGCCCTTCTGGCTGGTGGTGCCGTCTTGGATGCTGATGTCAGGCGTTGTGCCACCGCTGCTGGCCAACGGACTGGTGGCGGTGACGGCGGTGACAGTGCCTCCGGTGCCGGCGATCGAGATGCTGCCGTTGCCGTTTGTGATTGTGATGCCGGCGCCAGCTGTCAGCGTGGCCTTTGTCAGCGTGTTGCCGGTGCTGTTACCGATCAGCAGTTGACCGTCGGTATAACTGGTCTGACCGGTGCCGCCGTAAGCGACACCGATCGCAGTGCCTTGCCATGTGCCGGTGCCGATCGTGCCGACGCTGGTCAGGCTGCTGCCGGTGACGCCACTGCCAAGGCTGGTGGCATCGAGCACCTTGGTGCCAGCAATGCGGTATTCCTTGGTGCTGGCGATGTTGACGTGCTCGCTGAATGTCCACGCGTCGGTGGCGTCAACCCAGTTGATCGTCTTGTCGGTGCTGCCCTTGAGCGTGATGCCGCCACCGTCGGCGGTCACATCGGTCGGTGTGGCGACCTTGCCGATCTCGATGTTTTTATCTTCGACCACCAGGTTGGTGGTGTCGATCGTGGTCGTAGTGCCGTTGACTGTCAGGTCACCTTGAACCGTGACGCTGGCGTCGAACGTCGCCGCGCCGGTTACGTCAAGCGTGCCAGGGACATCAATGTTGCTGGCCCACTCAACGCCGGTGCCGGCCGCATCTGTCTGCAGCAGCTGCCGCGGTGTGCCATCAGCTAGCTTGCTGACAGCAATCTCGGCGTTACTGGCGATGTCAACATTGACCAGCGGATATGCGCTGATCGACAAGCCGGGGATGTACCCAAGGCTGGCCCATGCCGTTGTGCCGTCGCCGACCTTCCATTTGTTGGTGTCTGATTCGATGCCGATCTCGCCGGCCAGCAGCGTCGGGTTGACCGATGTCCAGTTGGCGGCGGTGTCGCGGCGTTGCTTTTGAAACGCCAGCAGCAATGTAGTCATGCGGCACCTCCTGCCTCGATGATAAGCGACCTAGCCGGGGCGGGCGCAGCCGTCAATGCGTCGACGATGTAAAGCCGCGCCGGCGTAACTGGATCAGCGACGCTGCCATCAAACAGAAGGTCACCAAGGTCGACTGGCTCGGTGATCAGTTCAACCTCAACGTTGAACCGGCCGCATGAGGCGTGACTGACCAGCAGCGCTGATGCATACCGCCAGGTGTAATCGCTGACTAATGCCACCGGCGGCGTAGCCAAACCAGACCAGACCTCAGCCGATAGCCAGAACCGATCAAAGCTGCCCTGCACTGCGATGTAGTGCTGCGTCAGCAGGTCTAGATCCGCCTCCTGTAGGTTTGTGAAGGTCAGGTTCAGAGCTTGCCCAATGCGACGATTGCCGCGCCTGAAGCTGGCATCAACGCCGCTCAGTGACTGCATCCGCGACTGTGGCAGATCACCCGGCACATAAAGGCGTGTCGATGGCACCAGCGACGGGAACAGGTTCATGGTGCCAACAGCACGGAAACGAGCTGCACACCCACATTGTAGGAAAGGGGTGCGGCCTGCTCAACGTCCACCTGATCGGCATAGCGCCATTCATACTCAATACCAATCGGCGGTGTCGTGAATCCTGACCAGATAATGGCCGGCAGGTCAAAGGACAACATGGTGCCCTCTTGGCCGACGTAGTGATTCAGGATCTGATATAACTGCGACTCGCTCAGGTAAAGCCATCGCAGGCTAAGCACTTGCGCTACGCGATCGGCACCCTGCAGGAATCTGACGCCCACGCCGCTGACGCCATCATGATTCAGCTGCGGATAATCACCAAAGCTTAGCTGGCGGGTTGCTGGTTCAATAGCGGGGAACGTGGTCATGACAGCACCCGAAACGATCCATTCAACACTTCATCACTGATCACGGCAATGTCGCTGCCATCAACGGGGAAGTGCTCAGCGTTAATCTCGCTGGTGCCATCGCTGACGTAGCTAATGCTGGTGATCTGATACCAGTCAACCTCTGCGCGGTTATCGCCTTTGCTGCTGATGCGTTGCCGCTCAAGCTTGATCACGTCGGTCGGCTTGAGGTCAGTCACGACCAGCGAAGTCTGGAAACTGATCGTGTGTGTTGAATGCTTGCGCCGAGCTAGTTCATACTTGCCGTAGATGGTTGCGTGATTGGGATCGCAGCAAAAATTAGTCAGATCAAACTGCTGCACTGGTGCATCGCGCGATGTGGTTGCGTATGCGACTTGGACAGTGCGTTGGATGCCGACCTGGCTTGGATCGCTTTCGCGCCATAGCATGACGGCGATGAAGTCCTGCCGATCCGCGACGGGCTTGTATGCCTTGCCGAAACTGCCCGGCAGGATGTTCGATTCATCAAACGTCTCTGCAGGCGTCAGAGCTGTCACATCGATCTGATCGCTGTTGTTCAATGGCAGGATCGGCTGAAAACGATACTGACCACCAACGGACAGGAATGACAGCAGAAAGAACGGGGCAATGGCCGACGCGAACTCGACCAGATTGACCGATTCATCCAGGATGCCGTTGTAGTGCAAGCTGTATTCATCGCAGAATGCAGCGATGTCCGTCATGTTGCCAGTGTAGATCGGCGCAGCGATCGCAGCAGTTGCAGCGCCAGCGGCGCGCTTGTAGATGGTGAACAGATACATGACAAGATCAATCAGCTGATTGCTCGCCCCTGTTGGATAGACACCGCCTACTAGACCACCGCTATAAAGGTCAACTTTGACGCCTTGCTCGTAGAAAATTGAAAGCTGTTTCGGCGTCAACGCAAAGGGGCTCAAAGCTGATTCGCGTTCTAGGATCTGGCCGGTCACGTTCAAAAATGTGATGTCTGCATAAGCTGAGTTATCAGCAGTTGGCGTGTCAGATGGATCAGCGTATGGTGACCAAAGATATTCAAATTGCATTCCATAAAGCTCGCCCGTGCTTGCTGGCAGCAACGGGTCTGATTGTTCATTGACACTAACCACTTCTCCGATGTAAATCAAATACGAACCAGTCGGCATGTCAAGACCAATAGAACCAGGGAAGTCGTAGATAAGATCAATCGGATCAAAGAATGAATTAATGTCCCCTGCCGCGCGGCCAGGTGGCGACGATCCGGTGCTGTTAGGAGCGAAGCTGGACGTTCCGTATGTTGCCTCCCATAAAGATGTGACGTCTGCACCTGTGTCTGATCTGTAGACCTTTTGATAGCCAATGCCACCAACCGTAATGACTGTATTTGTGACATCGCCGGTGGCCAGTATGATGTCGCCAAATCCCCAATAGGCTTTGGCCGGATACAGTTCGACAAATTGCGCGCCAACTTCAGCCTTGCCATCACGGCTTAGATAGGTCAAAGTTTCAATGCCGCAAAAGATGCGATCAGTTCCAATAGGGCAGACATCAGGCGCAGATTCCAAGCTGGCTGCCGTCGCATAGGAATGCGTCATCGTGACGGTTGAATCTGAAAGATATGCAATCTGGCGATTGCCGATCCATGATGTCGACTTGACAGGAGTAGAAACAATCTCGCCTTGACTTATTGCATAAAGGAAAGTGCCTCGGAACTCTTTTGTTCCGGTCTTGACCATTGAAGGC